AGGGTCTGCGTCGGCAGCGCCGTGGCGCTGACGCCGCCGTCGAGGCCGAGGAAGGTGAAGGACATCACCGGCCGATTGCCCAACCCCATCTTCATGTCGAAATTGCCGCGCGCACCGTTGAGCTTGTGCAGCACGCCGTCGACGTAATACCAGATCGTGGTGCCCTTCTGGCTGGCGCTGATCGGATCATAGACGGCGTGATAGCTGGCGGTGAGGGTTTCGGCCATGCCGCAGCCGATCAGCAGCGGACCAAAAGCCGGCGCATTACCGGCGGTGCCGGCACCGGCCAGCTCGACATCGAACTTGCATTCGACATGGGCATTGCCGACGAGCTGCTCGCTGCCGCCAAAATAGCCGCGGATCAGGTCGCGGTTGACGTTCTGCGCATTCAGCGGCGTGATCGATAGATTGCTGACCAGGATGGCGTTGGCGCCGCCGGTCGGCGTCGGGTCGGTGCCGTAGGTGACTTCGGTCTTGGCCAGGATGGCGCTGTTGCGGACATAGCGGGGAGTGAGGGCGGGCATGGCGGGTACTCCTTAGAAATCGTTGCCGGTGGTGCGGTAAGTGACGTGGTAGTGATGTATGGCCTTGACGTAGTCGTAATCGTCGAAATTCCATTCGGCCTCGAATTCGGGTCGCACTTGCACGCCGTTTCCCAGGCCCAGAGAGCGGTCGATAATCACTGCGGCATGGGCCGCCAGCAATGTCGCATCGGCGGCGTTGTCGGGCGTGCCACCCTTGGCATAGATCGCGACCGACACGGCCAGTTCATGGTCCATCGCGCCCAGGACGATCTCGCTGGTCGTCGCGCTTTCAGGTTCGATGATGACGGCCGGAAGATCCGGCAGTTGATCGCGGCGGGTGCGATAGACGCGCCCGGACGCAACGGCGGCCAGTTGTTTGGCGAAGGCGGCAAGGATGGTTTCGCGCGTGGTCATTTCAAACTCAACTTGACGAGCCCGGGCGTCGAGTAATCAAGCTCAGTCACCGTATAGGCATCCTCATCGGTCCAGACGTCGCCGCGCCAGACTTTGCTGCCGATGGCTACTTCAACCGTGTCCGGAATTTCAAGCGTCGGGCTGAGGTTACCCACCACGTTGAAGGAATTGGTTTGCGTCTGGCGAAAATCGCCGACGCACGCCACCCAGTCCACGAAGATCGGTTCCCCGATCATCGCGACGGCGCGTCTGGCGTGCGCGGCGAAGTCAACCATTTCAGGTCGCGACCGGCAGGTAGTTGCCGAGCTTGATCTTGACCGTCACCAGGCCGGCGGTGACTGCCACGGCTTCGGTGCAGACGCCGACGCATTGCTGTGCCGTGGCGGTCTTGTTGACGCACTTGTTGGTCGGGTCCCAGAAGACCCGGGCGCCGACGGCGATCGCCAGGGAGTCGGTCTTGGCGATGGTGACGATGCCTTCGGTGACGAACTCGCCCGCCGTGCTGATCACCACGTCATTGACGGCGACGCCGAACAGGGCGGAGCCGAACAGGTAACCGACATCGGCCGCAACCGCGGCGGCGGGAGTAGCGGTAACGATCTTGCCATCTTGGATAAACGTTTTCATGTTGAATCCTTTCGTGTGGTGGGGGGTGGGCGGGCGGCGGAGTTTGGAAATCCGCCGCCCGCTGTCAATCGCTTACGATCCGCTCGACTTGTAGAGGCCGCGATACTCGATTGCCTTGGCCGCAAAATCGAGACGCGCCTTGATTTCGACGCCATCGACATCGAAGCCCAGGCGGGTCTCGACATAAACGCCCTGCTGTCCATCCAGGTAGGCGTATTCGATGGTGTCGATCTGTGCCGGATCGGCGGCCAGATACCAAACGGCGGCACTGGTCGCATCCAGCCGGCCTTCGACGACAACCTGCAGCGAACCCTTGAACGGGTTGATGTCACTCTGCTTGGTCGAGACGAAATCGGCGCTGGTGTACTGGTTGGCGATGGTTTCCAGCGCCGCCGGCACGATCAGGTAGGACGGCGCCAGGTTCATCACGGCGCCGGATGGCGTCTTCTGAATCCGCATCGCGGCGCGGCCCGCGGCCAATCCGGCGACGGCGATGGCGCCGGTGCCGAGGTTGACGTGCGTCGTGGCGTGAAACAGCGTAACGCCATCGGCCAGGGCCGCATTGGCGGTCAGGATGCCGTACACCGTGTCGCTCTCGTAGTTGGCGGCGGCGAAGCCGAACAATTCCGGAATACGGGTAAAGGCGCCCATGTCGTCATTGACCACGGCTTGGCGGCTGATGCCGATGATCTTGCCCACCGTCGCGAGCTGGTAGGTTTCCTTGCCGTCGGTCATGGCGCCGCGATGGAATTCACCGGCCTCGTTGACCTTTTCCAGCGCGGGAGCGTCGGAGAGGGCCACGCGCGTCATGGTCTTGAAGTCGGCGGCAGTGTTCTGCCGGCACCAGGTGGTGAAGGTGCGCGGCGCGTTCAGGTAGGCCTTGCGCAGCGACTTGTTGGCGACGTTGGCGACGATGTTGGCCAGATCGGAGGTGCCTTCCAGGGCGCGCCCGGCGAGGGCCATGCGGTTCATGCCCTTGGTCTTGACGCCTTGACGTTCCAGCAGCTCGCGGCTCAGTTCGATCAGCGACAGGCTGCGGAATTCGCGGGCGCCTTCGGGCAGCGGATTCTTCGGGTCATGACGATGCAGCAACGCGGCCTCGACCATCTCGCGGCGCGTGGCGGTCTCATCCTGGACCGTGACGATGTCAGCCTGACTGCTGACCTTTTGCGCCGCGCTGCGATCGGCCATCTTGATGAGGGCCTCGCGGCGCACGGCGTCGGCGGTGACATCGCGCTCGATGAAGTCTTCGGCGACGGACGGCTCGAGGCCGGCCAGCGCGCAGGCTTCGCGGATTTCGATGCCGCGGGTGCGTTCGGCCAAAACAGCCTCGTCGGTGGCCGTGCGGTTGGTTTGGGGATCGGTAGCGGCTGCGGTGCCCGCCGCCGCGACTTTGGGTGCGGTTTGGCTCATGTCAATTCCTTCTTCAAGAGAGCCCGGATCGGGCAAATCAACCACGCGATAGCGCATGGCAGCGGTGGCCGTTTCCCCGGATTGCAGGGAGCGGCCGATTCCCACGGTGACGTCGACGGGGATGTCGCAAAGCGTCACCTCCACCGGTTGCCAACTCGTAAGTCGGTACTCGTCCGGCGCGGTATCGCCGTTCGATTTGATCAGGGTGCGTTCGAGGATGCGATAACCGACGCTGACGTTGGGCACCAGGTCGTCGGCGATGTCCTGCAGCAGGCCTTCCATGTCCTCGCGCCGCGACAGCTTTACCTCGACGTAGCCGCGGCCGTTATCGATCCAGGCGCGGATGGTGCGGCCGATCAGGGCCAGCGGACTGTCTTCGGTCTTGTCGCGGCCGTGATTGACGAATACCGCGGCGCCGGCATTGAGCCGCGACAGGTCGCATTCCGCATCGGTGACGCCCGGCACTTCGATCCACGGATCGTCGAACCAGGTATCGCGCAGATACGGTTCCTCGCTGACGAAGGGAAACGACAGCACCAGGTTGTCAGGCAGGGAGGGCTCTGCGCCTCCCCCGTCCGCCGCCTGTGCGGTATCGGCGGGCATTTGCCGCTTTTCGATGCGCAAGGCGAAAGAACGATTCAGCGTGCCTTCGATACGACTTTTCTGGGTCATGGTTTGGCTCCTAGGTTTCCCGCGCCCGTATCGGCGCCGGTAGCGGCGGCTGCGCCGCCGAGGGCAAGTCTTTCGATCTGGATGGAAATGCCGGCCGCCTTAAACTTGGCCTGGTCTTCAGCGATCTCGGCGATCGTCTTGTCTGGATCTTCGCCACGGCGGCGCACGGCGGATTGCCATGACTTGAGCCCGGCAGCCACTTCGATCAGCTCTCCGCCGAGATCCTTGAGCGGATCGACCCAGTCCCACTTCGGCGGCGTCCAGGCCACGCTGGGCGCCTGTCCATTCAGCTTGCCGGCCAGTTTCGCGCCCTTGACGTAGGCGGCGGCGATGCGATCGCACACGCCAGGGATCAGGTTGAGCCACTGGTGCTGATCGATGGCGCGACGGAATTCGAGCGTTCCGGCACGAATCGAGCTGTAATTCACCTGCGACAGGTTGCCGGTCAACTGCTCAAAGGTGACGCCGGCGCCGGCGGCAACGGCATGCAGGTGATCGTCGACAAATTCCTTGTAGCCGTTCAGGGCGGCCGGCGCGCCGAACTGCACATCTTCGCCGCTCTTGAGGTAGTGGATCATGCCGGCGCCGAGGTTCTCGATACGATTGCCGGTGGTGGTATCGGTTTCGGCGGCGCCCATGAGGCGAC